ACATCCCAGCTTGTGCGGCCATAAGCTTTGGACCATTGGCGGGGTCCAGTTCTTCCTCGGTCAATGTCTGACCCGGAAACATCTTTTGATGAGTTGAAATCAAGTTCTGATAGGCTTGCGCCCGGCGGGGATCGCCTACTGGGAACGCCTGATCGATCGCCGTGGCTCGTTTCCCGAACAATTCGACGTTCTGACGGTCCGCCGCCTGTTTGGCTTGGCCTTGCTCAAATGCAAATTGCTGGTCGGCCCGGTCCGAAGCCCGCTGTTGAAGGCCGAACTGCCGGTTCTGGTTGTTCTGCTGCATGATGCTGTCGAGTGCAGCATTGACCGGCTCGAGGTTGATCCCTTGACCGGGAGTCTGCTGCGCCAGCGGTACGTAATAGTTTGCCATCAGGTCTTCATCCCGTTGTAGGCGCCGTAAGCCTTGGCACCGGTTCCGAGCACAGCGAGGACGTTGTTAAGGCCAGTGTTTCGTGTTCCGGCCATCGCGTTTCCGTACTGGAGCGCCTGGTTCGCTTTCGTCGCTCCGAAGCCGTAGGCGTTATCGCCTTGTCCGGTCAGGACGCCTGCTCTCTGTCCCGTGGCGGAGAGGCCCGTCTGGCCCATGCCCTGATATCGGTCGAGCACGTCATTGTAGTTTTGAAGCAGAACACGTTGACCGGCGAGCGCCGCGGTGCCGGAAGCACCCATGCCCCGAGCATTGAGGTTTTTCAGAACGGCATTGGTGTCTTCACCAAGCTTTCCCGACCAGAGCGGGTCGGACGTAATGATGCCCTGAGCCGATGACCTCGCATCGGTGCCATTGAGCCCGAGAAGATCGCCGTACATCTTCTGACCGGCGGTTCCTGACGACACATACGGATCAAAAGAGCTTGCCGCCTTATCGTAGTACCCCTGCGAGGTGTTGTAGCCCTGATCGAGAGCCGCGTTGGCGTTCTTGTTGGCCTTGTTGATATCGGAGCGCGCTGAGGCGCCCGTGAAGTCACTGAAGAATCCGATTGTCGCCTCCTATTTGACCGAGGCGGCAGAGCGCTCGCCATTCGTTGCAAATTCTCCAAACACAGCGATGGCGGCCGCCAGATACGAAGCCGCCGCATCTTCTTTCGTCTTGAACAACCCGACGTGTCTGGTTTTTCCGCCGACGCGAATTTGAACGCGCCACTTATTGCTCTGCGCATTCCAATGCACGCCCTTCACACCGCACTTGTTGTTTTTATAAATTTTAGAATTGGCATGATTTTCAGTCTTCGTCGCGAGGCGCAGATTGCACAATCTGTTATCTGATGGATCGCCGTTAGCGTGATCTATATCGAGCGTAGGCATTGCCCCGTATGTCATGAGCCATGCGAGCCGATACGCGCGATGCAGCTTGCCATCTATTCTGATATGAAGACGCCCTTCATAGCCAATATGGCCCGCTGGTGTTCCTGGGCGTCTATTACACTTCCTATCGGATTTTCTCCAAATAAACGCACCTGTTTCCGGATCGTAGTCCAGAAGCTCTCGCACACGTTCGGCGGTCAACCCCATGGGATTTCCTTATTCAGTCAGAGGGAGACGGCTAGCTAAACGCTATTTGATTACGATCGCGGCTGACGTCGCCGCTGGCGCGAGCCCAAAATTCCATGACGGCGTAATCGATGCGCCTGCGATGAGTGCATGCGTGCTCGCGGATTCGATTTGCCCAGTACCGCCGAATGTCAACGCGACATCGAGAGTGACGCCCCCGCTCCAAACCTTTCCCGGCGTTCCTTGCGCCAAGAGGACCAGAGCGACCGATCCGGATTTTGCTGTCATGGGCCACGAATTCGTGACGCCGTTAGTTCCCGTCACCGCATCAATTAGTGTTGGCGTCGAGACGGAGATCAGCGAATAGACAACAACACCGCCAATCCAGTTGATACCGCCGCCGGGCGACGTGACCGTGATGTTGCCGGATGTGCCGGTAGGAACGCGAGCCAAATACCACGCTGCAACCTTGGTCCCGGTCCCGGCCTGCACCCGGAAAAGCTCAACGGCTGGCACCCCTCCGATCGTGTCCACGACCGACGGGTTGGTGATGCTCGCCCCAACCAGAATATATCGATTTGCGGATGCCGCACCGAACGCGGCATTATAGGTATGGGCGCCGGTGCTTCCGGAACTGTCCCCCTTCGCATCCAGATACGTCAGAACAATTGGCGGCGCTCCGCTATAGCAAATATGCCGCCGCCTCACGTGCGGGTAATCCAGAACGTCAAGCGAAGCCCGGCACAACTGCTATTGGATGAGATCGTAACAACGGACGTTCCAGCAGCGGCGATGACGTTGTCAGAAGTGTGCGTCTTCGTTTGGAGCGTTGTCGAGACTGAATTCGCTCCGCCTCCCAGAGGCGTGGCGCCGATCTTCGTCGTTGCGGTGCAGGTTCCAGACCGACACTGACTGTCTACTCGATTGATCTTATAGCCGTAGGGTGCGGCGATCTCGAACAGATAGTCCTGGTTGTCTGGGCTTTCGATCGTGAAGTCGATGGCTTGCTGCTGGCCATTGATTTCTCCAATGCCCGAGAACGCCCCAGCAATCCCCTTCGGCACACTGCACAGCCACTGATAGAAGCGATCGCTGATATTCCCATCCGGACCGAGCAAGGCCCGTGGTGGCGGCGGAGCGAGCGGCGTTCCGGTCATGCTGCATCCATTTCAAGATCAGCAGAGGCCGCATAGAGCGCGCGGTCGACTTTTGCCGACCACGAGAACCGGTACACCCTGCCATTTTCCGGAGCCTGTCCGAGACGATGCGTCCGGATGCGAGTCAGGTTCCTACCCTGCTGCCCGAGCTTGATCATCCGTTGCGTGCTGAACGTCTGCCCGCCGTCATGCGACCATTCCAGCATGATCTCCGGGTCAACGTCCTGCGGATCGCCTTGGCCCGTTCCAACGCCCCTCTGCACATCGAGATAGAGCGCGTTATGCGTCACTCTCTGAGGGAACGCGTGAACCGTCGGCGGAATGACGGACGACACCAGCGGGTCGCCTGCATCATCCTTGAACTGCGGGCCCATTTCAAAGAGCGCGCCAGTGTCCGCGTCGCCGGCGATGAGTTTCGTGCCGAACGGAACGACGAAGGCAATCCGCCAATTCCCCCGGCTGTAGGTCTGTCGCTCATGCCACCGCTGCATTCTCGTGTCGTAGACGTGCGTCCACTGAGGGCAGGTCAGAGCATAGAACGTATGACCTCGTGATGACCAAGACGCGGCCCGGATCGTCGACGGGTCTTCGACTTCCTGAATGTCGCTTTCAACCTTCGGTGTCGAGATTACCTGAGCGCTGTCGCCTGAGCCCAGCAATCGGACCGTGCGATCATGGGCAACCCAGGCAAACGTTTCGGCAACCGTCGCAACCGAATTTGACGCGAGCAACCCGATGGGAATGACGAAGGAACGGGCATAAGGGAAGTCCGCGCCACCGCTGTCCTGCCAAACCTCGATTGTCTTCTCGCCAAAAAGATAGAACTGCGCCTGCAGGGCCGCAATACGGATCATAGCATCTGGATCGCCATCGGCCGTGGCAAAGTCCAGTCCATCCCATGCGCTGGCGTCGTCAATCGCCCCGATTTGCCATTTGTTCTGCGCCGTGGTGATCCCGAAATACCCGTCCGAGAATGCGAGCGTGATCGGCGCGAACAGATCGGGGTCGGTCACCTGCGCCAGCACATCACCCCGGCAGTAGAACATCAGGCCATCGCACACGATCGCGATGTCGGGCACCGCTCTGCGGTTTCGTTCCATGAAGACCGGAGCGGTCTTGGAAATGTTCATCGACCCGATGAGGGTCTGAACGCCGGTCGTTGTCACCTTGTAGAGCGACACGCCTGCGACGACGTACAGGGCGCCTTCCACCACGATACCGGCCCGGCATCCCTGCCCCGCCGCCACGCCTTGCAGCAGCGCGAAACCTTGCAACCCATCAGAGGAATAGATTGCGTTCTTGACCTTCCCCTCCTCGCCAATGGGTGAGAGATAGCAGTTGATGAGTTGCGCCGAGCCACCCTGGTTGAACCGGGCCTGGCTTGATCCGGACGGAAGCGCGAGAGGAACGATGCCCATTAGAAATCATCCGCATAGGTTGGCATTTCGGCCGAGCGCACGTTGACCGTTCGGCGCAGCCTCCGCCGCAAGATGCGCAGCCCTTCGTCCAGGCTGCGGGCGTAGTCAGCAGGCGGCATGGCGGCCGCCTTCCCGAACGCCTTCTCGACCGTCAGGGCGACCATTTGGGTGAGCGGCTCGAAGATTTCGGCCGGCACCTGCCCGATGTTCCAGTACGTCTCGTCGTTCAACGTCATCTCGTTGAACAGGTCGCGATAGCGGCCGATGACGTACGTGCTGTCGCTGGCCGACGGCGACTCCTCCGCTGCGATGATGTTGAAATGCAGCAGGACATTCGTCGCCAGCTCTAGCTCAGTTCGCGTCGTCGCCATTGTCGCTCACGGGTTGAGCGGGCTTGGCGCCGCGCTTCTTCGGCTCTTTATTCGCTTCCGTTCCGTCTTTCTCAAACAGGACGCTGTTGGAAAGCTTCCGGACTGCGTGATCGTCCGTCACGTCATGCTCGGTTCCTGGATACCACTGGAACCCCATGAACTCTGACGGCTCGCTACCGATAAATTTGAATTTCATCTGATCTCCTCAAAGAGAAAGAGCGGCAGTTGCCCGCCGCCCTTGCGTTTATCAGGATGCAACCAGCGGCGTGGTGTCGAACTCTTCGTCGACGATGCCTTTGAGCACGACCTTCAGCGTACCGGTGGCCGGCGTGGTCGAGGCCGTATTGACGAAGGCCTTGATCAGCGTCCGGGCTGTGTACTTGTAGAGCAGCCCCGTGGTCGCAAGGACCGACTGCGTGCCCGCGGCTTGACCGGAGAACGCGGCAATAAGCCGGTTCTCGTCGCCGTCGCTGCCGACGTCCCACAGAAGGCCGGTAGAGCCATCCATGTCCGTCGTGTTGAAGACGATGCTTGTCGGGATGAACCCTTTTGGCACCCAGAACAGGCCGACCTCGTCGTTGGCGTTGTCGATCATGGCCGTGGTAACGGCGACGATCGCGGTCAGAACGACTTCCTGCGTGGAAGCGCCAGGTCCTTTGGTCTTGCCGTCAGGAAGAGACTGAGATGTTGCGTAAATAGCCATTGTTCGGGTTCTCCTTTAGGCCACGGCCGCGTGGTAGACGGTGACGATGCCAACGTCCTTGCCGTTGTTGATGCCCTGCGGGTTGTTGTTCCAGCGCAGCTTGTCGATGCCGTCCGCAAACTCGATGCCGACGCCTTTCAGGAAGCCGTAGTCATCGTCTGCACGGGTCGTCGGGATCGCGGCCTGCTTGTTGACGAAGCCGATCGACTGAGAGCCGCACAGGAACGAAACACCGCACTGAATGGTGCCGTTCGAGAACGTCGTCTCAGGGTTCGGAGCGTCCGCGGAATCCTTGCCCTGATAGAACTCAGGGATTTCCCGATAGATGACGCCATCATAGATAAGGTCGCCATCCTGGAAGAGCGGGTTGGACTCCACGTCGCGCGCACGTGCGTCACGGTTGGCCTGCTGCATGACTGTGTCCGCCTTGAGATCGCGGAAGCCAAGCGGGTGGCAGAACATGACGTAGAACTCGCGGCCCTGCGTCCCGGTCTTGTAGGGCCGGATCATCGGACGCGCCTGACGGGCCATGAAGCGCGCCAGCGAGCCAACCTTGGTCGACAGCTTGTCGTCCGTGTTGTCGATCGCGGTCAGGCCGGTCGCATGCGTGCCTGAGTAGTTCGCCTGCGTGCTGCCATAGAGGATGCGATCCTTGTTCTTAGCAGAGAACGCGTTTCGCGTGGTCGCATCGGCTGCCGAGAACGGCGTGCCGTCCGACATTTTATGGAAGCACTCGATCAGCCGATATTTGACGTTCTCGGTCGACCATTCCTTGAGGCGCGGGCGTGCCTGGGCCATGAAATCGACCGCAGACTTTTCTCGGTCCTTCTTCGTCGCAAGAACGGCCTGTCGCCGAAACTCCCAGGAAATGTCCTGGTAATACTGATCAAGCTGCTGCTCGTTACCGGTCAACGAGGTGTTGCCAGTGACGCCAGAGCCTCCGAGCTTGCCCATCAGAGGGATGCGGATCGTGTATCCGTCCGTCTGCAGGTCGTTCACCACGTGGATGATGTCGGTGTCGGCATCTCCCATGTAGGTGTCAAAGCCGGTGTCACGGATGTACTCCGTGATGAACTTCGAGCGCCATTTGGTAAGCTCGA